TTTCAAGATCACTGTAATCAGTTAGAGACATTTGTCTCTCCTTTTTGGAAAGATTGATTTATTTTGGTTCGGACTATTTGTCAACAGGTATTAGTGTTCCAGGCATCACCTTCCTTTCTAATTTCATTCTTAACATCTCTAGACTACTAGCTCTGTATGCTTTATCTGCTTGTTCATGTCCATGCAGTGATCCAAGATGCAACCTGGATTCTGCCTCTTCTCTAAAAGCTGACTCGAATATTCTGTCGTATCTGTTTAGTTTACTCTCCAACTTAGCCAACCTCATATGTATCTCTTTCAACTCTTCTGAGGTAGCTTGTAGTATATCCTTTGTTGATATCAACTCTTTTACTTCTTCTTTATTCATTTCACCTCCATTTCAAGTTTAGGTTTATCTTCCCACGACAGGCCAATCTTTTTGAGTAGGGCTTTGATGTTAGGTGCTTCTACTGAATCAAGTTTTCCATTAGCCCTAAGTCTTGACCTAGCTATGTATTTACCTTGTGCATCAATGAGCATTTTACGTTCTACTCCATCTTTACCCTCCTTTCCGAGGAGTACATAAATCTCGTCGAATAAGAGCGGGATGGTCAGGACAGCTTGACCGACTGTATAAAATCTATATTCGATACTCTTTCTCGTTACTCCAGTCTTTGTATCTACGCTGATAATTTCCTCAATCTCACGTAAATGCCCAGTCAGTATGAAGTCACATGGTAATCTCATTAGCTTTCTAATGTAGTTAACCATGTAAGTCTTCTGTGGCACATAGTCATGTGCCCACTTTGGGGCTTCACCAGCTCTGCCTTCACCAGCCAGGCGATAGTTCATCACTGCCTCTCCCCAAGTTGTTGCACTATCTAGGCAATAGGTTCCAAAGTGATTAAAATATCCCATCTCCAATCTTATGTTTGTAACTTTCATCCACGCTGCAAACTTATCAGGAAAGTAAGGATCCTCAGTCTCCCATCTGGTATCAGCTACCATATCCCCACTTTTAATGAGTGGCAGATTACATTTTGTTCCTCCTGGATCAAATGAGTCTACATGAACGGGTCTGCGAGCCGTTCTTAGCAGATATGACTTACCTGATCCTATACCACCACAAACAAGAGCACTGAATCTTTTCTGAAGTGGATCACCTTCGTAGTACTTCCTGACTCGAGCTAGCTCTGATTTGAAGTCGTAGGGCATCTCACCATGTCCTTTCAAGAGTAAATATGGACTTAGAGGCTTTCTTGCTACTTTCACTGAGCCACATGAGAGTAACAACATTTAGTCTGTCTGCTATATGCATTAATATTACAGATTCTTTGCTTGTAGTACTGCGCGCCTTAGCTATTTGCCTCAATCTTGCTTCAATTCCAAGAAGTGAACCATAGTTAAGGAAGCATCTTTCCTGCGCCCACTTTTGCTTGATTGATTTCGTCATTTAGGCCACTCCAAGTTCTTCTTAACAGTTGTGTCCATCTCTGAAGGATTCCAGAACTCGACTCTGAAACCAATAGGAGGTTCGTAACAACGCTGTAACGGATTACTCCACGATAAACAGAAGTCATGAAATGGACAGCCTTTGTAGTCTGTGCATGACTTAGGATTCTGCTGAAAGGCCATCATTACAGGATCACTCTCCTTGCAGTGTGACAACCTATCAACGTCACGTTCTATGTTGTTGATTATGTCTAGGACGTTCCAAAGCCAGACATTCATCTGGTCAGGAGTTTTGAATGCAGGTACTCGCTGAAGAGTTGCGTGATAACCTGCTGAGCGATTGGCTGAGCCACGCTGAAGATACTCAAAACCTGTACCACAAAACTCCACTCCGAGGACTTTGTCAACTGGAAACATACAAAACAGACAGTGAGTATAGGTTCCATTCTGAACACTTAGATGAAACTGTTCAGTCCACTGCCTGGAGTTTATATACCTACCAGAAGTACTTTTGTGGTCCCAGGAGAAGATCATCTCGTCGGACATCCTCTCCATTATAGAGTCCATCTTGTAATAAAGGACTCTTTTCTCATCTACTGGTACAGTCCCAGAGATCTCAACCATTTTGATTCCGTCTATTTCGACAACCCTATTCTCAATAAGATCGTTGAATCTCTCATCCCGGAACTTTAGTAGTGCATTTAATACTCCAGCTGGGTCCTTTGGGGTATAGATTGAATCTGTTTCTTGGTCGAAGTGTTTGCGGTACTCACTGAGGAATGCAAAGTAAGCACTTTGCACATCCTCATAGCCGTGAAGCAACTGCCATTCTCTTGCCTTATGCCAAGCTGAGCCGAACCAAAGATCATGAGCAGGAATATCCATCCTCCATCCAAGGATATGAGTGAAGAAGAACTTACGTGGACAGGCTAGATAATCATCTAGCTTTGACGAGTCGAGTATCCACCAGTTTGGATTCTCAGGAATTGGGAAGGTCATGAATCCCTCCTCACCAAATACTGATCCATCAGTTCCTGAGTTAGCACTAACAGTCTCTTATGCAACTCATCCATTTGCAATGAGAACACATTATGAGCTCCTGGTGCGGCTGAGATCGGAGCTGTTTTTTGATTGAGGTGCTGAAGGGATTCTCTTCTCCATCGACGAAGTGTTCGTTCAGTAATCATGCTTTTTCTCCTTATTTTTGTTGAGTTCGTTGATGCTTGAGGTCCATTGCCTTACGACCCTGTTCCATTGTCAGTTGATTCATATTTAGTCCAACCCATCCATAGTCACCTCCCAAGTATGTCCATACCTTTCCGTCTTTGTCTAGTCCAGTTAATGCGCGCTCCCCAGATACGATCTGAGTTAATACTAGTTTTGGCTTGTTCCTTATCATTTTTCTTCCAGTGAAATCAATTGTACCATGTCTAACATTCGTTGTCAAGCAAGTTTTGAATTTACAGTACATGGTTGCGTTCGATGTACTTGCCATCCTTGAACAGAAGTAAATTGAGCTTTCCATGCTTCCTTGCGAATATAGCACATGCGATGCAGTTTGCTACATTCAGACTGCATGGGACCACATAGTCATGCTGGTCCGAGTCCCTCATTCCTTCCGTAAACTGCCGGAACATGGTATTAGTAGCAAACTTATTTAGGTTTCCCTCACTTAGGAATACTAACTCTCCATGCTTTTTCGCCTCACTAAAGTTATGGTTAGACTTATTTACTATAAATACTTTTGACATTATCCAGTTCCCTTCCTGGCTTTGAGTTGATCAAGTAGACTGGCAGGTGCAGTTGAATCTATAACATGTTCTTTGCTGCGCCTGTCACGCAGATCTATTGTTTCATCTGGCCCTGAAAGTTCGATCAAATTTTGTTCAAACTTATTCTTATTAGGAGTTTCGACGAAGACTGGTACCGGGTCCGGTTTTAGATCTAGTTCAAGTGGAACATGTAGACATTCATGATACCTCACCAGATCTACAATCCTGCCATACTTTGGTAGTGCTTTTCTAGTTATCTGAAGCTGCATACCACAGTTTGCACAATAAGCTTGCTTCATTCCTGACTCCTCACAGATACCTCACACTGTTCCCAGGGCTTTGCACTAGGACTGAGCTTAGTTATCTTACATTCTATGGAATCAACTTCCAACGCAGCACTTATTTCAGCGCTAAACTTTTTAGGCACATAGCCTAGCATCGTACCCTCATGCTCGATTCTGATCGCATTTGGATCGAACTTGTTTTTTGGCTCTGCTACAAGAGTGAGTCCTACTCCCTCAAAAAGATCCTTTATGACCTTCCCAAGATCGTGAAACTTCACTCCAGCTATAAAGAATGTCCTCTCAATCACTGGCTTTCTCCTTTCTGTTTAGAATTCTAGACAGACATAAAAGTGACCTGTCACCACAGTATGGACAGGTCATAGCTGACTGTCCTATACTATCACACGACACACATAGGTACGCACTACGTAGTGGAATAATGTCTCCGCTGTAGAGATCTGGCAGTCTAATTATTGAGATCATTTTTGTTACTCCTTTAAAGCACTGGCAGGTCGTAGGATGATCCATTGGGCCTCACCCTCCCCTGCGCCTGCTGCGCCCACCTCGTAAATTCCTTATACAAACAATCGGCGCTGTGGCCTGTTTCTTTGCGAGAGAAACAGAACGAGCAACCTCTGGCTTCAATCTTGCCAGACTCACCGATTAGTGGCTCGTTCCATTCAAGGGTGCTCAAGAGGCTTAGCAACCTCTCATTCTCCTCGCGGAGGCGACTAGTCTCATCCGCCTCCAAGATCGTCCACCCCTTCTCGTTGATCCACTCCATAACAATCTTGTAGCAGTCGTGGCAGATTCCCAACAGTCCAGGGTACTCGTTGACATCGTGCAATTCCCTGCACAGTCTACATCTCTCCGTTTTTGTCATCCTCACCCCCGTAGCGCCGCTCGGCCTCGGTGTAGAGCTCCTCTGCACTAACGATGCAGGAATCCCACTTCTCTTGATACTCGGAAGCTGCGAAGATCGCCGCCGCCAAGTAAATCAACCCGAACTTGGTATCTGGGTTAGTCGGTGGCTTTGGCTTCATTGAGGACTCTTCTGCACGTAACTTTTCAATCTCAGCATCTAGTTTCCGCAAAGAGGCGATAAATCCATCCATGCCCGTTCGCCATGCAACACAGGTCGCCACGATGTCTGCTATGGACATGGTATACACGTTCTGAGGCCGTTCACTCGGTGGTTTCGGTTTCATCCTCATCCTCCAAAAGCGGGTTCCGCGACCTCGGGCATCCGCACTCACACGGAGACCCGGAGCACTGAAGATGCCAGCCTTCAAGACAGCGTCGGCAGACAGCACAATTGGAGTACATGGCGAACCTGATTATGTCGATCTGCGCAGACAGCATTGTGTTATAGATCTTTTGGATCACAGATGCCTTCATCATTCCCCCTCAGAAGCGGTGCCTCCGACCTCAGGCACCCGCATTCGCATGGAGACCCATAGCAACGGAGGTGCTTCCCCGCTCGGCATGGCGGGCAAGTTGCACAGAAGGCTTCAAGGAAGATCTCATCGTAGCTCATGGTTCAGTCTGTGCTCTTAGGTTGCCGCATCCGGCGTAAGTCTTCCAGCAGCGCTTTAAACTGCGCGGCTCGACCGTCGAAGTATCTAACATGATCCTCAAACTGGCGCACGAGACTGCGAAGCGAATCGCACTCTTCCTTGAATGCCTTCAAAGCCCCTTCATAGTAGGCCACGGATTTTGGTTCGTAGCTCACGATGTAATATCCTCTCGGCAGAGCCCCGGCCCAGGCACGCGCCCGGAGCCCGGCGGTCATCCGTGCAATCGAAGGCCCATGACCGCCTCTTCAACGCGCCACGCTGTCGGATTAGCGTGGTGTGGGCCACAATACCGGGGCTCTAAAAGTTACAGTTTAGTATGGCGGATCTAGTGGACGTGTAACCTCAGCCCCAGTATCAAGCTGTATTCTTCTCCAGAGCGAGTTACAGGCATTCCAAACTTGTTCCTGAAACTCCTTGCCCATGTAGGCTATTCGCTCTGCGTTTAGTAATGGAGCGTCCTTTCCGTCAGATCGCTCCTGGATAATTCTGTTATACACTAAAGCGTTCCTCTTGATGTATGACAGATATGGGCCTCTTGGACTTGTAGGACTGCCATTTAGGTACCTTAGTGCTTCATCTCCATCTAGCTCTGGAAGGTTTCCATAAGGCCACACAGAGGCCTTGTTGCTCACTATGCCTGGATGCTCGGCTGGCGGGTCTAAGTCCATGCTGTTATATTCGACGAGCAGAAATCTACCAACCGCACACACTGCATTAACAGTTGCCTGTAGCGACTCCCTTGTATACGCTACAGAGGTTGGAAGTTTGTCTACTAACTCTTGTGGAATCTTCTCATAAGTCATTTTAATTCTCCAGTTTGATTTATTTTGGATTAAACTACGGTTTCACCTCAACTTCAACAAATACAGGAAAACGAGGGACGTTACGCCCACTCGTTATATGCTGGTACTTGACTCGAGCCGCCTGCCCTTTGAGCATGTCTCGTCCATGCCAAAGTTCACGTCTCCTCTCATCAGTGAATCCAGTGCCTACATTGAAGATGTCTCCGTCTCCTGAGGCACATACGAGAGCTCCGAGTGTATCCTTTGGAAATCCATCTTTATCAATCTCTTCCTGAAACCCTACTATTTCGTAACTATCCTCTTGCTTCGGCTTGAACTTCATAACCCAAGTTGAGCGCTTTCGCTCGTACGGACCTAAGTTATGGCGAACTATGATCCCCTCGTAGCCGTTACCGACTATGGAATCGAAAGCTCTCATTACATCCTCTAGACTATCACATAGATAGAATGGAGAGACTACTAACCACTGAGATAGTCCTCTAAGGTCCTCAATCATTAGTGTTCGTCTCAGCTGTGGTTCCTCAACTATTACGTCGAAGCAGTGGAATTGAATCCTTTTATGATCTTGATGTAGGGTGACTGTTCTGGAGGTAACTGAGACTATTTCCTCAAACTTCATCCCGTGACAATATAGCTCACCATCAAGCTCTGGTCTTGTCTCTGGAGCTCTGTATCTCATAAGGTGTGGAATTTCTCTACTGATGTGAGGAACACTAAAGATTATGTTCTCTTCACTTGAAAGCAGCATGTACTCTCCGCTTTCAAGTGGGACAGCTCTACACCTCACTCCGTCATACTTGGGCTGCACGATGTAAGGAGGCTGCCACTTAGCGAGGCGCTTTTCCTCAAATGGGTATGCCTTCATCACATTTTTCCATCTAGTCCATTCAGACATAGGTCCCCTCCTTTGATAACCATCTATCTGAGTGCCAGATGTGGTGGATGGTTGTCTGGTGAACTTTGAACATCCTAGAAACAAGTACCTGAGAGAATCTATATGTTGTCTTCTTCACTCCTTTACGAAGAACTATTTTGAGTCTCCTGATGAGCCAAATCTCTCCGTTATGTAGGTCTGGGTTAGCTAGAATATGGGCTGGTACTTTTGGGCCTCTTATGTACCTATCCCTCATATTATCCATTTGAGTACCAGCATAAAGATGACCTGGATTACAGCAAGATCTATTATCGCACATGTGAAGTATCATTTTGTCCGGAGGAACTTCACACTTTCTTGTAAGTGACCATACATAGCAGTGAGCACCTACATTTGTTATACCTGTCCAAAATCTACCGTATCCATCTTCATCTATACCGCTAAGATATGGCCAGCATTCATAAGATCCTCTCTTATCTACCTTTGTCCAAAAGACTAATTCTCTATCTAGTCGTTTTTGTCCTTGGAAGCTAGTCATTTAGGCCTCCACTTCATTATCCCTTTCCAGCGCTGCCACTTAGGCTGATTCATCTTTGACCTCCAGTGCCTTGATGAGTGCCTGGGACATTGACTGGATGAGTTCCCTCAGTTGTTCAATACTCCCTATGTGCATACTTATATCAGAATCTTTTACTTGTTCTGATGCAATTCTCAGATGTACCGGCCAGGGACTGCTTAGGTCCTTGCCTACTGTCACTTCAGCTACAAATTTTGCTTTTTTATCCATGAAGAAAATGGTTTGATAGTGTCTCATTGCTTTTTCTCCTTTTTTCTTGTTTAGATCTTTGATACTAGCTCTCTGGTGAGTTCCACTAACTCAGCTGACTTACCTTTCACAGCAGCAAAGGCATAGATGTTGAATATCGCTCTGAGATAAGTTCTAAATCTCTTATCTGCCTGATACGCTGTAAAGATAAAGTACAGATCATCAGTCTCCCTAGCTGATAGTTCATCCTTCTTTAACTCGTCTAATCCAACCTTTATATCCTGTATCATAGATCCTCCAGTTCGATCAATTTTTGATTAAACTGCATTCCATTGTACCTCTCCGCACATTTGCAAAAGTCACAAAAAAGTGCCCTCCAGCCGAAGCCAGAGGGCACTGGATTGAAAGAAGGGTTACTTTGAAGCTCTGGCCTGCAGTTCGGCCAGCATCTTCTTTTGCTCAGCTGGAGAGGCAGACTGGAACGCAGCCAAGTAGGCCTGTAGAGGGTCGACTCGAGCGCCCTTAGTGGCCACTCCCATCTTAGCCGATCCTAATCTGGCCTGAATCTGAGGACTGTTTTCCCCTCTCTTCAGAGCATTGCGGATGTTGCTCTGGAGAGTGATTTTCCAATTTGCGAAGGCATTACTCAAGAGTGCCGCAGCTCCGTAGAGCTTCTTGGCCTCCTCGAGAGCAGCATCTCCGCCATCGAGATCCGGGAATTCTACAGCTATCGCTCCTGATAGCTCAGGAGTCCCATTCTCTTTATTAGCGGGTACTTTTGCATCTATCGTATACTTTTTAGCCATTGTTACTTTCTCCCATTTAAGTTTTTGATTTTCCAACAGGTCATGATTAAAATTACCATAACTTGAGGAAATGTGTCAATGTAAAATTTGGTGCATTGTTTTGGCTATTCACCTCCCTCCTCTCTCATCCTCTTAATCATTGCTGATTTGAGGCTGTTTAGGGTTGATTTTGCTAACATCACCTTGTCAGTCATTTGCTCTATGTAACCAAGAGCTGTTGGCAAAGTTCGTGCCATTACTGCATCACCACTCAATCTGAGTAGCTTAGTCAGCTGAATTCCAAGATCGTCGGCGATCTCCCACTCGGTCTTAGTCTTTGTCACACTACCCTCCTTATTGGTCATGGCTAACCTCCAATCTTTTCAAGTGATTTTGAGTCATACTTCTGCCCATATCCAGGTCCAAGTCTGCCAGCGCAGAGAATGAAGTGACAATTTGGGCAGAACAGGCCCCAGCGACCTTTATTATCTTTTGCGTCGCAAAAGTACTTCATATCCACCAGGCGCTCTTCGCATCCGTCGCAGGATGCTGGCCAAGTACCTTCCCATTTCTTAACTGTCATTTTCCCTCCTTGAATGGAAGTGATTTTTTATCCCTTCTAGCCTCTCAGTTAACATCTCCTTTCGTTCCTGGAGCTTTGTGTAGTCATGATCGATCCTCGAGCTTCTGAGAGCCCTGTTGATTGAATTTAACTGCTTCCTAATACGCTGAGTTTTGTTCATCTTTCCTCCAGGCTTATGCAGTCTAATTCAGTGTCCAGTCTCTCAATTCTATCTTCCAGAATCGTCATTGCTTCTAACCACCCGATGAATGAGCGACCTAACAAGTAAAGT